GGGCAAATCCAATATTTACCGTCTTTTAGACGTAGAGAAAGCTGTGGATAAAACTGGTGACACGGATGTCACCAGTGTCATGGCAGGCACGGGAGTAGTGTCCGCGGTGTCACTACCACTGGTGACACCCGGGACACTGGAACAAGAATTAATTGAACAAGATTTATATAACAAGACGTCCGTTTTTGAAAGTTTTTTCTGTGGAAAACTACCCTTTCCAGAACCAAGTCAAGAAGACATCAAAGCGCTGGAGGAGTTATTTAAAAAGTTTTTAGGAGAGGTCAATTTGCTGAAGTTCATTCTCGGTTACAAATTCCAAAAAGGATATCCACCACATCCCGATGTAATTATTAAAACGTGCCATCAGTATCAAAAAGATAAACAAAAAATCAGAAACATTGAAGGGTGGTTTAAGACGGTCATTGAAGCTGAATCAGCGCAGTTTTTTGCGAATCAGAACATTAATGAGCATCTAAAGACCAAAGATCCAACGTTAACATAGAACACAGTGGAGGTGAAGGATGAGTATTGGTAGGGATAAAAGCGTTCTTGAGTTTCGCTTATTGAAGGGAATGACGTATAGGCAAATTGGAGAATTATTGGGCATATCACAAGAACGAGTCAGACAGATTGTTAAGAGGTGTTATCGGGTATTTTGCTGGTCATTAGAGCGGCAAGAGAAACTCTTAAATATCAAAAATGTCCCGCTCGAGAAGCCCAAAGAGAATTTGGTCACGTTAGATGATTTATCGATCAGGTCAAGGAATGCCTTGCTGTCTGCCAACATTAAGGAGTTCGAAGATCTGGCCAAATTTAGGGAAAAAGACATTCTGAGCCTTCGTAATATTGGCAAAAAGGGGCTGACTGAAATCACGAACCTGATGAAGCTACGTGGAATAAGTTTTCGATGAATGGGTCCTTCCGGAGGGGTGTGGGTTGCGCGGGTCGGGCGAGGCGCATCCAGTCAGTGATTTTAGGTTTTTAAAATGTCATGTCCTGTCCGTTTACAGGATTTCAGGAAGATTAATATTTTTATGTTGAGAATATATATCTCGACGGTAAATCAAATTAAAAACAGTCAAAAAGCGAGGTAATCGATGCCAAAAATTAACGTCAAACCGGACATTCAGGACATCCGCATGTCCGATTTAAACCCGGCCCCGTATAATCCCCGGGATATATCCCCCGAGGCACTGGCGGGATTAAGGCAATCTCTGGAAAGGTTCGGGATGGTGGACTTACTGGTGGTCAACAAGCGCAACATGCGGGTCATTTCAGGCCACCAGCGGCTTAAAATTCTGCAGGCGGAGGGCATTGATACCGTCACGGCCATTGTGGTGGATGTGGATGAGGTCTCAGAAATGGCCATGAACGTCACTTTGAACTCTCAGCAGATCGTTGGGACATGGACAGCGGCATTAATTCCGCTTTTGGAGAAACTCCGCAAGGAAGCATCGGACGATTATCTAAATTTGCGCCTCAAGGAATTGAGGGAGGAGGTTGCGGATTTAGAAATCGAAAGTATCGGTGCAGGGAAAACATTGCCCGATGACATTCCGGAGCCCCCGCCAGAGCCGATCACCAAGCGGGGTGATTTATGGATTCTGGGGGAACACCGGCTTTTGTGCGGAGACAGTACCCATGAGAAGGATGTAGACAGGCTCATGGACGGCCAAAAGGTAAGTTTATTTGCCACGGACCCGCCTTATTGTGTTGATTACACGGGAGCCGATCGGCCGACTGGAGGCAAGGATTGGTCGAATGTTTATCATGAGGTTGACATCCCGGATGCCAAAGATTTTATAAAACAGTTTTATTTAGTTGGATTAAAGCACATCAAAGAAAAGACGGCGATGTACCTATGGCATGCTTCGAAACGCAGGGCGATGATTGAGGAAATCTGTGATGAGCTGGGGATTTTGATTCACCAGCAGATCATCTGGGTTAAACCGGCGCCGGTTATGGGTTTTTCGTTTTTCTCGTGGCGGCATGAACCGTGCTTGATGATGTGGCTAAAAGGCCAGAAGCCGCTTTATAAGCCAAAGGACAAATCCATAAGCAGTGTCTGGAAAGTGAATCTGTTGAGGTCCGGCGATCCAACGGATCCGGATTATTATTCGGATATCTGGGAGGTGGATTGGGAAGGCAAGAAACGAAACACCGGACTTCAACATCCAACCGTAAAACCAACGGAAATCTTTGCCATCCCGATGCGCGTCCATACTCATCCGGGTGATGTTTGTTATGAACCTTTTAGCGGATCGGGATCGCAGATTATCGCCGGGGAGCGGCTGAACAGACGGGTCTTTGCCATGGAAATCGAACCTATTTTTTGTGATGTCGCTGTAAAACGTTGGGAGGAGTTCACTGGCAAGAAGGCTAGTTTAGAAAACCGTCTATGACCGAACAAAAGAAGAGCCTTGCGGAGATTGCGAAAAAGCAGAGGTATTTATATCTTGTCGAAAATCTTCAAAAAGGCAGGACGTTAACAAACAGGGAGATCGCAGAACTCGAAAGATTTGAAGCGGAACCGTTGCCCTCCATGGTCGTTAAGACCTATCAGGAAGTGGCCAAGGTTCTGGAAGTTTCGGTAAAGACGGTACAGCGCTGGAAAAAGGAGGGGATGCCAGTCACCAAAGACGGCTATTACGATCTCGAGCAGGTTAAAGAGTGGCAGATCAAAAGAATCGAGGAAAGCAAAAAATTCGACAAGGAAAGCAAGGCCTACTGGGATCAAAAATTTTTAAGGGGAAAAGTCGAAAAAATTGAACTGGAAATCAAGAAGTTAAGAGAGGAATTAATCCCGAAAGAAGATGTGGAACAGGAGCGCGTGGCAAGGATCATGGCGGTCAAGCGGGCTTTTTTATCGTTGCCGACATCGCTGGCGCCGGTTCTGGCCATGAAAGAACCGAGGGAAATCCAGAAAACTCTTTATGAAGCGATAGGTGATATCATCGATGACTTTGCCGGTGTCAGGAAAATTAAAAAGAATAAAAAGAAGAGATAGAAATTTGTGGACTCCGGCCGAGATTCTGGCATGGAAACGGCCGGAGAAAATGACGGTGAGTCAGTGGGCGGATCAAAACCGGGTGCTTAGTGCGGTCACGTCCGCAGAACCGGGACGATGGAAGACCGGCAGGGTTCCGTATCTGGAAGACATTATGGATGCCTTCTCCGATCCCTACGTCGAGGAAATAACGGTCATGTCCGCCTCACAGGTGGGGAAAACGGAAGCCATGCTGAACATGCTCGGGTATGTCATCGATCAGGATCCGGGCCCGACACTGGTCGTCATGCCGAGGGAGGACGATGCCAAAGTGATCTCTTCCGATCGAGTTCTCCCCATGATTCACGATTCTCATGCGTTAAGGGAGCATTTACCGGCATTGTCCGATGACATCAGCAAACTGGAGTACCGCATGGACCGGATGTTTTTGTATTTTGCCGGATCGAACAGCCCGGCTGATTTGGCCTCCCGGCCGATCCGATATTTATTTCTAGACGAAATCGACAAATATCCAAAATTTTCCGGCAACGAAGCCGATCCGGTCAAGCTGGCCATGGAACGTCAGAAAACGTTCTGGAACAAGAAAACGGTCAAGGTTTCAACACCGACGACAAGACAGGGGTATATTTTTCGTGAGTTCGAGCTTTCGGACAAGCGGCGGTTTTATGTGCCGTGCCCGCACTGCGGAAGATTTCAAGTTTTGGTTTTGGGGCAGATTAAATGGCTGGAGGGAAAAGATTTCCCGGAACGGATAAAAAATGAACGGCTGGCCTGGTACGAGTGCTATTACTGCAAGAACCGCATCGAGGATTATCACAAAAATAAAATGCTGAATTTCGGCAAATGGGTGGCCGAGGGCGCGCAAATCGATGCCAATGGGAATGTCAACGGAGGCAATTTCAAGAGCAAACACCGGGGATTTTGGATAACATCGCTTTATTCACCGTGGCTTACGTGGAGCGACATTGCCTGTGAGTTTTTGAGATCGAAAGATTATATCGAATTGTTGATGAATTTTGTCAATTCGTGGCTGGCGGAAGTTTGGGAAGAAAAGGTCAATAAAACAAAACCCGAGGAGCTGGCTGAACTGGCGCTGGATTATCCCCGGGAGATCGTCCCTGCAGGGGTGAGGGTTTTGACAGCGGGTGTGGACGTGCAGAAGGATCATTTTTATTTAAGCATCCGCGGATGGGGTTATGGTCAGGAATCCTGGCTCATTCTGGCAACGCGGGTCGAGACGTGGGAAGATGTCATCCATATCGTATTTAAGACGCCATATCCCTCGGAAGTAAGGGGTGCCGCTTCTTTTCTCGTTCGATTGACCTGCATCGACAGCGGACACAGGACATCGGAAGTTTATGAAGTGTGCCGCGAATGGCGGGACATTGCCCGGCCGATCAAGGGACAACAGCATTTAAGCGGCACGCCGTTCAAAGTGAATAACATCGATAAATTCCCTGAGACCGGACGTATGATCCCGGGAGGAATGTCATTATGGCACATCGACACGTCTTATTTTAAAGATAAAGTGACCCGTCTTGTCCAGAACACAAAAATGGGCGGACCCGGCGGCTGGCATTTATACCAAGACATTCATGCGGAATATTTAAAACAATTCTGCTCCGAGCAAAAAATCATTATTCGCGATCGAAAAAAGGGCAGGGCTACGGAGGAATGGCGGCCTGTTTCAACTCATGCGGCGACTCATTTTCTCGATACGGAGGTATATGCCACCGCGGCCGCCGAGATGTTGAGGCTGTTTTCCTTGTTACCCGAAGAATCCAAACCAGCCAATGTCCCCAAAGAACCGAAACGCGCTCATCCATGGATTGATGTCGGCGGGGGCTGGAACAGACGTAATGGATAAATGGATCAATAAAAAAGGCTGGCTCGATGGATACATTGATCCAATCAAACGAAAAGAAGAAACACTGCAGGAACCGACACACGGTCAAGGAAATGTCACGGTACATGTCCCGTTGAAATGCCCGGGGTGTCGTTCCCGGAAGGTCAGATGTTACGGGGCCGACAGGCCTGTTTTGTATTATAAATGCACGGATTGTATGCTCAAATTTAAGGTCATCGAAAAGGAGGATCATTAAAATATTTTTCAGTATTTCTGAACCGGTTTGTTGACTTTGTATTGTTATTGATGATAGGTTGAGATCATAAATAAATTTAGGGGGACGCCTCTAAATTTACCAAGCGGCAGTTAAGGTGCCTTAACCACCTTTCTGCCGCTTTTTTATTTTTGGGAATAAATACTGGGAGGAGGAAGGAAAAATGCGCGTAATTTTCATCGTTTTGATTTTGGTACTTTTGCTGTGCGGACAGGCCTTCGCGCAGTGCGTCTGGAAGATTCAG